TATTTCTCCTTTTACTCCTGCGCTTTGCGCGATTTTAAAAATAGGGAAGGGAATTATCCCTTCCCTTTAAACGGGTTTAATTAAAAACCGTAGATATCCTTTGCGGAAGTGTCTGCGATAGAAGAGTTCCAATAAATGCACCAATTGTTGTGATGCAGAATTGCGCAACCCATCTTTTTCCATGCGTAAACTTCCATAGAATTATCTTTATTCTCGTGGTCACGAATTTGGGTAGCGCCCTCAAGCACAACCTTTACAACCTTCTCTGCGCCAGCAGGGAACACGTAAGCACGACTTGGGTCAACATAGGTCTCGGTGTTGGTTTCATCAACGAAAGATTGAGGAATCTCAACAACGGTAGCACCACGGAAGACCTTGATGAAGCCAGTATCATGGATGGCTTCGATGTCCTTAGGACTATACACGCCTTGGCCAGTACCGGTAGAAACAGGAACGATGGCGTCAGCACCCATCTTTGCGATGAACTCTGGGCAGGCAAAAATCACAGGACTGCCGTAAGCACGCACGATAGTCATCAGCTTAACCATTTCGTCAGCACTCCAAGCGCCTTTGTACTTGTTGGTAGCGGGCATATTGTCATAAGCAGCAATAAGAGCACGCTCAACTTCAACAAACACAGCGTTGGTCAAGCCTTCAGTTACGATACCAACTACTTCTGCAAGAGACTCTGCACCATCAAGCATACGCTCAAAGTCGATGGTAGCACCGCCGCCAACAGCGTGAGCACCCAGCTCAAAGGTATCACTGTCAAGACGGAAGGTCTCATACACACCGCTCAGACCAACTTGAGTAAGGAACTTCTTAGCACGAGCACGGCCGAGCTTTTTCTTGAACATGGCTTTCTGGCCTTGAGCAACGGTTTGAACCTCAGCAAAGGCACCGATGGAAGCCATAACATCACGAGGAAGAATCTCGTCGATAGACTCAATAATAATATCATAGAGGTCATAACGATTCTTCATAAACTGGTTGTAAGAACCAGCGAACTCCTTTAAACCGTCCACAAAAGCGTCGTTTACATTCTCGACAGTGAACTCAGCAGGAGCAGTACCCTTAACGGCATGAAGGGCAAGTTGTCTTAATTCATTAATAGTCATAATTCTTTACCCTCCTAATTACACAGCCAGAACCTGAAGTTGGAAAGCATCTTGTCCATCAGGCATAGTTGTCTTTTTGATTACTTGAATTACAGGACCAACAGAAGGAGCAGCAGAGTTGAGCACTACAGCACCCTGAGTGCCAACAGCAGCGAACACTTCGCCAGATTCAAGAGCGGAAGCAACAGCGTCAACGTCAGCATAACTGCCAAGGTCAACGCAGTTAGTGGTCCACAGGTCGCCAGCGGCAAGATAACCCACGCGTGGGAAGAAGTCTTGGCGGGCAGCACCCTTTTGAGCATCTAAATAGAAATTCTTTAAACCGGGCTTACGCTCGTCATACATATGCTCAGATGTATAGTTTAAAGCATAAAGTTGGTTTTCGGCAGAAGCATCAGCGAAAGTGATCTTGTGCTCTGCTTTCTTAACGCGGAGAATCATACCATTCTCACAAGGCACTTGGGAAGTAAAAGCAGCAGTATCAAGAGCGCACTGGGCCTCAATGCGGCCATCGCGACGGAATGCTACGTTATTTAACTCGACCTGGCCGAAACCATCAATAACCATTCTAGCCATTTAAATAGCCTCCTAATTACTTTTTGTATTTTGATAAAATAGCAGTTAACCCATCAGCGGGAGTATCTTTGGGGACAAACCCCTCTTCACTACTCTTAGTGAAAACAGAAGAATTGCTCTTCTTTAACTCATAAGCCAGCCGCATATCAAGCTCCTCCACCGTGTAATCAGAAATCTTAGCTTTATAACTATCTAAAATCTCTTCCGACAGATGCTCAGAATACTCATTAATAACAGCCTATTTCTGTTGAGTTTCAATATTAAGCTTATACTCTTTAAGAGTATTTAATTCTTCATTTAAAGATTCAATCGTGCTATTCGCGGTTTCGAGTTGATTTGTATACTCACTAACCTGATTATTAGCATTATCTCTCTCTGTTTCTAAAGTAGAGATAGAATTATTCAACTCTTCAATTTTGGATGAAAAATCAGAAACTTTTTCTGAATTATCTTGGGCATTAGTCAGCACGTCGCTAACTAACTCATATGTATTACCGTTGAGTACGCGTAAGGTATCAAGAGTATTCTTCTCACTCTCGGTCACATCAACAATATAGCATTTAACCATATCACCAAGTTCTACCATATCATTCTCATCGTTTTTACTATAATAAGCCCGATAATACTCTCCAGCTTCATAATTAACGACAAGTGCGTAATCATCATAAACGGCGGAAATACCATAAGTAACGGTCCAATTGCCCTCTTCATTATATTCTGTGTTCAGTAAACTCCAAATAGCTTGGAATTTCTGGTCATCAGAAAGTTTGAAATTTAGTTTAGGCATTTTAGTACCTCCGTATTTTTTTATCTAATCAATTGCATATTCAATTGTACTCTATAACGTATAGAATGAAGCCCCTTCAAAACAAGGCTCAACCTTATCGCCTAAGACCTATAATCCTAGGAAGCAGCCTTCGTCAAACACTATATAGCGCTTATTATGAACAATCGCTTCATGGTACTTAAGAGAAGGAGCATATAATTCCATAGATTGGCTCTTCCCTACTATATCCTTCGCTTCTTCATATAGTGCAGTAAAAATCAACACATCAGCGCATGCATAGGTGCGGGTGACCCCGTCTTCATCAACAAAATCTTCCCATGCAATAGATGGATTCTCAGGCACTATACCATAGATGCGACCTTGGTCTCGTGCGCTACCATGGTCAGTGAAATCTTCTTCACTATAAATTCCTTTTACTGGAGCATATGAGATAGAGCTTAAAAGCTTTTCTGCAAACTCATCAGTAATATAAGTACCATTGCGATTTTCATATTTATAAAAGATTCTACATCTAGCCTTGCTCAAAACTTCATTATACTTTTCTAGTCCTCCGTATATAGATACATCGAACTCATATAAAGTTTTATTCATTTGAGCCTCCATTATCCAAAGACTGTTCATTCTAAATGGTCTTATCAGACTTCTCCTCATTTGCTAAGGCTGGGCGGCCCACTTCACCAGCACCCTATGTATATGCAGAAGACAATGGAATTAATTTCTCCATCATTTTTAATGACTTATTCTCTAAATCTTTTAAATTCACTAAGTCTTTTTGAGTAATACCAATCGCTAAAGAAGGAATTAAATAACTATATCCACTTTGCGCCAGTTTAAATGTATCCTTAATATAATCACTAGTATCATAATAAGAAATTGGTAATATCATATACTTAAAGTTTATGTTTGAATTTGCATAAAGTGAATTAATAATAAAAGTAAAGAAACGGGAATATTTATTACCAAGAATCATCATCATAGCAATATCATTCCGAATTGAAGTCATTAATGCTTGGCTTCCAGTCGGCGCGAATAACTAACTACTTACTCCAGCTTTAGAGTAAATATTTTGCAGGCTCTTCTCTAGCGCATTTGTGGATGCTTCAGAAGAGGTATTAGACACTATTGCATCTACATCTGCATAAGTTGTTAATACGCTAACGTTTTTGTTGCCGGCCATCATACCAACCGCGCCTTCGTGCATTGATACAGCTTCATCTGGTTCAAACAGAAGTGCGCCATCTTGCATATGAGGAATCTTTTGAACGATAATCTTACGAATTTCTTCTAAATCGCGTTCTTTATTTACATCAACGGCCACATCATAATCTAATGTAGCTGTAATTAAATCCAAAAATAGCGGGCGGCCATCTTCAGTGAAAGGGAAGCAAAAGCCTATATCAGTTGGGACTTTTACCCAAGGAGTTTTTACTTGCCCCTTGACCCATCTCCTATAATGGTCTGCTATAACTTTTGGATACACCTTTAAAGCTTGTTTTCTTACATCTTCATCTACAATAGTATTAAAATATGTTACGTTAAATTCGATAACATCATTGCCATGAAAATCACGGAAATTAGAACGACAGTATTCAGCGGGTAAATCTAAAATAACAAAATCATTCTTGCTTACATTCTGGAGTACACCATAATAACAACCATCTATAAGGGCGCGCATAGAAATACGTGTCAATAATTCTGGTAAACCAATTTTATCTAAATAGTCAAGCGCGTTATTATATCTTTTTTGTACATAGGGGGTGGAGAGTTCATTGCCCGCACTTGGATTAGGGATCAATATACCTACATATTTCAAAAGAGTAGCATAATAAATAATTATGCGCTTATAAAAACTATCCTTATAAAAAAAGTTACGAGAAACCTATTGCTACGCCTATAACGAGCCACTATTGATGATTTTAACTACTTCTTCTCTTGAGTATTCTTTTATTTGACGACCATAAAGTTGATAACCAAGGGATTCATTCCAAGATTTACCGCTCTTTATGACCATTTCATTGAACGCTCTTTTAAAAGTAGCAATATCAATTGTGTTGTTTGTTTCTCCCATTAGTTTTGTCCTCCAGTAAAGAACACCAACTTGCGCGGCTACCCATTCCCACGACGAGAAACTCTTTTATAGTTTTCCTCTTCGAGTTCTTTTATCCGCCATAAACCATAAGCAAAAGCAGAATATTTATCCTTAGGGAAGCGTGGATTAATTTGTTCAAGAACTATATCTAATCCATTCTTGCGAAGTCGCAAGTTAGACATTTCTTCAAATAGTTTTGTGGTTAGTTCGTGGGGCATTAAGCGTTTAATGCGATCTTCTGTAGACATTTTCTGTCCTACTTTCGTAGCCAGAAGGCTCGTGCGCGCCTCTTGCTCACTTATAAGAAAACGAACCATACCACCATTAATACGAGAATAGGCATTACTATGAATTTTTGAATTTAAGGGCCCATTAGCCTTTAGAGAATATAAAATTTGTGGTGCGTCTTTTGGCTAGATTTTTTTATAATCATCATTATTAAAGAATCCATAAGCCGGCAGTTCGTTACCACTCTCATCTAACTAAGTCCGAATCATTTCATCTGCAAGACCAACGCCCAAACCATTACAGTCTATTACCACTTCACGTGGCGAATAGGTCGCAATAAGTTTTTTGAGGTCGGCGGCCTATTGTGTAAATGTTTTTGATTCGGCCTAGCGGCCAAGGACAAATAAATTTACAAGCGTTGCATAGTATTTATTATCACGAATATTAATGCGCCATATACAGGCAACAGTCTAGTCGTGAAGCCTACCCACGTCTACTGAAATTAAGTAGAAAACAT